GTGTTTGTTAGCCCCTGTGTAGTTGCGCCACTTCCAGTTAAGGATGGGAGACGCAATCCTGCCGTTAAATATAATGTACGAGATGCGCTTCTCTGCCTTAGACTTGCAACTGATTCGAAGTTGATCTGCAAGGTCTGGCATGATATGCGGTTTGACTCCTGCACCGAATAGGTCTGCATCAAGGTCAATGGCACGAACCCAGCCCTGCTCATCTGGATTATGATCAGACTTGCGAGCAGCGTGTCGGGTATCACCGACCCAACCATCCGATGCCCTATCACGATCTGGGAAGGAATCATCAATCTGCTCCCTTAATTGGATTGCAGCTTTAGATAGTCGGTATTTCATCGCGTACTCGCTTTGGTCTTAAATCTGTTGGTGTCAATCCTTCGGCGTGTTCATCCTCAACAGTACCTATCCATTTTCCATCAACAAATTGAACAGCCGTGTATTCAGTAGTAAGTGGAGCAGTTGGGTCTAACTCGCCTGTTAATTGAATGTAGCCAGCAAGAGGATAATTAAGTTTAGCCTTAATAGCATCGTGCCAAGTGTTAAAATCTTCTTGGCTATTCCACTCGTACCAATTCCACATTAGACACCCCACTTATTTGCTAGGTATTGCTGATTTAACAATATATCGCCAGCCGATAAAATTGACTCATAAATTAAAAGCTCCCCAAATTGGCCATCAATGCCTTCATTACCACCAGCAACTAAATCAAATAATTGCAAAGTTCTTTGTGGATTTCCAGTATTTACCGCACCTGTTTGCACATTGTTTTTCACGGCTGAACCTTGTTTAATTCGTATATCTGAACGATTGGCCGCCGTTGCGTTTGTGCAATCGGCAATCAGAGTTACATAAGTAAAATTAGTCGTTAAGGCATTTGAGGCTGTCACATTGGCAATAACATAAGTACCAGATGCGCCTCGAGTGACTACTGTTTGAAACTTTCCTGGGCTATCTTGAAAAGTATCTAGTCCAGTTTCTGGAGTAGAATCTGCCGTTGCTATTGGGTGACCTCCGTAGGTTGTCACATTGTATTTAAGAGCAAAAAAAACTGTGTAAGCAGATGTATGTAAAAACTTCCACACGCTACTAGCGGCCGTGCTTGCCAAATTGTCGTTTGTTCCCAGTGTAAATACATTTTTCCCGTTTTGAGTTGCTGCTGACGTGGTTGGCTTATATGCAGAAGTGGCCTGTGTAAAGGTATAAGCGTTTGCGCTCTTGTCTGTCCATTGGCTGACTGCTCCACCGCTTTGAGTAATCGTGGCAGTATCGGCAGCGTCTAGCCATACTTTGTAACCTGCAACAGGTGAAGTTGGAATAGATACTCCACCGCCAAGTAATCCTGATACTGTGTTAAGCAATCGCGCCCACCACATACCAAGTATCTGTGGCAACCTTGATACAAGCTGCTGACTTATATTGAGCCAAAGTAGGGGATGCTGCTGTTGCTCCAGCACTGAGAACAGTTGTAGTGCCAGAAGTAACTGCACTAATTGTGCAAGTGCCTGCTCCTTTGTTAAGGACAGTAATGACAGTACCGACTGCAAAGGCTACGGATGCGTTGGTTGGAATCTTAAATGCCACAGCTGTGGCTTTATTCATGGAAATAAGAGCCTGATACTGATCCGCTAGGACAGCAGTGTAATCGGCAGTGGCATCGGTATTAACAGTAAAGGCAGTCAGCCCATTCATGTTGGTAGCCGAAAGGACATTGCCTGTTGAGAATGGGAATCCGCTTGCCATAGTTGCTCCTTAGTAACTTAAAACGCTAGTGCCTAGTATGCCATATAAATTGCTTCCAACAATGAAAGAATCCAGTATGGGTTCGGCAGTGGTGAAATTGACCTTCCAACTATCTGGCTTAATCTGCATTGCTACGCCAAAGATTTGGACAGTTTTAGTGAGGGTTGAGTTAGGTTGAGATGTAGTAATTGTGACTGGATCAAAGAAATCTAGGTCTAGACCAGCAATAGTGCCAGCGTCATAGTTATCCTGTTGTAGGTCAAGGGTGAGGCTATCCACGCGTACCGCTGTGTCCTTGCGAGATGCAATAAATGCTTGACCATAGTTTAGAGCTTCTGCATCGGTCTCCATAAGAAGGCCAGATTGGTTGTATGAGTGGGTGAAGTATTGAGCAATAGATGCAGAATCTGAGACAGTCTGGACTGAACCGCCTGTACGGGTAATCGTTGCAAGGTTGTAAATCTGAGTATCGTCAAAGACCCACAGCACATTGCTGTAGCCGATGCCAGAGCCATCATCGGAGAATACTTTGGGAGTACCAGCCACAGAAGTGCTAGTAAGGTTACGATCTTGGAAGGTTGCTTTACCATCTGCCGACATGTAGATAGCACCGAATTCAGTTGTGGCTACTGTCTGAAGGGCTGAGAGAGCTGTTCTCTGAGTACCAGGGTCTGCCTGAACTGTGGTCTGTCCTGTGTCAATATCGCGCATAGATGCAGGCCAGCCAATGGTGTCCAGAATCTTGGTTGTGCGAGAGCCAGTCGTCTCGCCCGCTGTCGCTCCAGTGACTCCAAAGAACTGAGCGTTCTGAAATAGACGGAATCCATCTACAGCTGTAATGGTTGTATAAACTAAATCTCCAGTAAATCTAGGAGTGCTAGTTGTGTAGGCGGTAATGTACCCAGCATAGATTGGGTAAGTTACTCCCAAGTAGGTTGCAGTAATAGCAATCTTGCGCATAGGGCTCAAGTAAGAATAGTAGGGCGAGCTAGTGTTCTGGCTGTTGAAGTCTCCATTCTGGTCAAGAATGCGAACAGATGCAGTGCCAGTATTAAATTGCTCAGCTGATAGTTGTCGGCCTCTATTGGTTGAAATGGTATCTATAAGGTCAGAGACATCCACAATAAGAGCTGTTGAATCTGCTAAAACATCCAGACTTCCTAATTGAGATTGATCTAAGATAAACGGATTGCCAAAGGTTGCACCAGTGGAGAAGTTAATAATGACATTAATTACTGGCCGACTCATAAGGCTCCAGCAGTAGTTAGGTAATCTCCCTGCTTGTTAAGCCTGATAACTGTGTCTTGAATAAGGCCACTTAATTCATCTGGGTTAGCAATAGTGCCAGCATAGATTTTAATATCATAATTACGATCCCCTTGTTGGCCAGGGTTGTAGGTAATGCCAGCACCTGATGTAACACCATTAGGGAAACCATTACTAATATTGCGGTCAGGGTTTTGGCCAGGGTTGTAATCTACTCCAGGTGTGCCCACAATTGGAATAGGCTTACCAAGTATAGGACTTACAGGGCTAACAGGCACAACTGGATTAGTCACGCTTGGGATTTTGCCATTATTGATAATTGTTAAAAGACGAATAGCCTCATTCAGATTGGCTAGGTTGATTAAGTCTTTAGGCAGCAAAGTATCAAGTATTGATTTAATATCAGCCAGTTTGAGACTTTGATTTTGCAAGGCTCCAAGAATAAGAAGGTCTTTGTTTAGCTTGTTAGTTGCAGCAGTAATAGCTGCTTCATCTTTAGAGGCAATAGCATCTTCAAGGGCAATGATGTCTTGCTTAATCTTTAGGCGGGTGATGTCATTAGTGATGGCTAGAAGCTGAGCAGTGCTAGTTACCTTGCCTAATTGTTCTGCTTGATTGATTTGCGCTGCATTGAGTTGAATAGCATCCATGTCAAAGACATCAGTAGCTTTACCAAGTGCAAGATTGGCTTTATCAATAACACCTTGCAACCTTTTGGCTGTATTTTGTTTATTAAGTAGAGCAAGTCTTTCTTTCTCTCTGCGTAGAGCTTCTTTCTCCATCTTTGCCAAAAGTTCTTGTTGCTTTTTTTCAGTAAGTGTAAGTTTAACTTCTTCTTTTTTACCAGGAATGTTTACATTAACGCCAAATTGCTTACCAACAAATCCTGAAAAAATGTTTCTAGGAAGATTTTTTAGATTCTTAATAAGGGTTGGAATGACACCAATTGTCCGACCAGATTGAACTACTACTTTACTTAACGCGGTTGCTATACCTTCAATAACAAAAGCAGCATCGGATGCTTCTGTTCCACCACCAATAATAGCAAAAGCATCTACTAATGAGCCACCAATAATTTCCGAAGCGTTATTGCTTGCAAGACTCAGAACATCAAATTTATAGGCAGTAGTGCCGAGGTAATCTTCAGCTGCGCCAGCGGATCGTTTAAGGGTAATACCTAAAATTTCATTAAATGATTTGGATTGAAGTTCTGCTCTACTTAAGCCCGTATTGTATTTTATAAGACCTTTAGTAATTCCAATATAACCCTTGCCTAAATCCTCAGTAACAGTTGCAAGGTCAATGCCAGATGCTCGGCTGATAGTGATAGCATCATTAAGAAGTTTTTGAGATTGAGTCAATGAGCCAGTGGTGGTCAGCAATCCCTGAAAAGCAGGACGCAAAATATCATCTGCAATTGCTGCTGATTTTTCTAATTTAGAAATATAATCAGCAATGGCAGGATTAGCAAAACCAATACCTAAGTTCTCAACTGCTCTATTTAGTCGAAGTGCTGCTGCCTCATCTTGCGCAAAGGCTTTAACAGATGCCTTGCCATAAGAAATAACAGCAGACGCGCCATAGGCAAGACCTATTGCTCCTGCAACACTTTTAGTTGTCTTGGCTAATCTTCCTAAAGCAGTCTCAGCTTGCTTGAATCCTTTAGCATCAAATGTAGAGCCAAGTCTGATTTCTTCAAAGACATTCATGCGACTCTCCTCAAAGTTCCAGCATTACTACGCGCTCTAAAGTCCGCCAATGTCTTTGATATCGATTTCATTACTGCGCCTTCTGCTTTACCTTGATTAGCAGCCCATGCTCTGAAAATTAAACGCCCCCGACCTTTTAGGCTTCCAGTTAAAGGTGGCAAAGCGTTAATAAATTGCTCGCCAGCTTTAGGGTTTCTAGAATGTGAATATTTATGACCTGCTGGTCCTTTAGGTCCGACCCAAGGCTGGCCCTGTGGATTAAGCCGACCAGCACCTTCATAAATTGCACCAGCTCTTGAATTGTTAAAAATTGAAGCCATAGAAGAAAACCCTTTAGAGTTTTTCTTTCCTACTGTTGTGCTGTATCCAATTTTGGACTTAATAGTAGAAGCTGAATAAGTAGGAAAACTGCCTTGATTAAATGATCTATCTGCCCATCCACTAAGCGGAGAAGTAGCAGGAACAAATCCTTTAGCTTGTTTAGCAATAGGAGATAAAGCGTTTTTCATTTCAAGTCTTAAGGCTTTTTCCAAATCTGGTGCAAAACGACGCAATGCTTTACGAAGATCAGCGTTGCCTTGAAGTTCTACTGCTGGCATCTTTAATCTCCTTTTGCTCATCTTTGAGACCTTGTAACAATGCTTGAAGCATTACTTGGTCTAAATCTATAATCTGCTGTGGCGCGATTCCCAACCTAATGCTCAAGCGAGCTATTAAGTAGGTGAATGGTAAATCGCGCTTTAAGCTAAAGGGTCTGAGTCCAGCACCTCGACATTTTTAAGTGTCTCGATAAACTCAACCCCGAAAGGCTTAACAGTTTCACCTGATCTGCGTAGAACTTCCCATGCAATCCAATAGACATCCGTCTGCTTCTCGTCATCACGAAAAGCCTTATGAAAGCCCTTTTTAGCGTATTGCTCAAACGCATACTCCACTGCTGGAGTAATCTCGCCTTCGATTACGCTTCCATCCGTACGAACTATCTTTAGTTTTGCCATGAGCTGCCCCTTTGTTTAATTGTTTAGAATGAACCTGTTGTTGCTACTGCAACTGTTGAGTTAGCAGTAAATGTGATTGACTGTGTGCCAACATCGCCAACAGCACCATTGATGTCTGTTGTGTTATTGATTAAGAGTGAAACAGTATAAAGCGGATTAGTCGCTGAAACTGCTGTTCCCTTAGTCTGTAGGAATATAGCTGTAACTGTTGTTCCCCAAGCAGCTTGAAGTGTCGCAAGGACATTCGCTGAAGCTGTGTCATTAAGGAAGTCGATTGTTACAGATGATGATTCCAAGCCTTTAACGAACTTGTGAGCGGTGTCACCCATTGCAGTTACTTCAAGTTCATCGAATACGCGGTTGATTGTTACTGCTGTTACATGGTCGCTAAGATCAACTGAGTTAATCTTCACGCCGACATTATTATTCAGAAATACAGCCATTTGGATTATTCCTCGTCTTTCTTAGTAGATGCTGGCTTTGGTGCTGGTGTGCTAACCTGCCCGATTTTTTTCAGGAAGGCTTCGTTCTCTATTTCCCACTCGGACATATTAACTCCAACTCGTAAGGATTGATACGGACATCTCACAGCTGAGTAGGTCACCCGAAGCAGCATTGAGAATACTTGGTGCGCTGATTGCGCTTACATTATAGACCAGAGATGATGCTGCTAACTTGGCGAACACGCCACAGACAGTATCTTCAATGCCGTTGAGATTTCCTTCATTGTCAAATAAAGGCACAGTCATAATAATCTTAAAGTTAGCCATTGGGCTAATAGTGATGTGCTGGTTATTGGTAGGTGTTAGATAAGGATCGTCTGGAGACACGATGACAGAGTTAGCAAGAACTGTGGCAGGTGGAAAGGCAAAGACTTGATATTTAGTGTTATCTACTAGCGCGGTGGCTAAAGTAGTGCGGAGTGTTGTTATCGCTACTGGCGGCATTAGCCCACCATTGAGCGAGGGTCTAGCGCATGTGCAATCAATC